CTCATCGAACCAGATACGGAAGAACTTTTTGTTCCGGATGTCAATTATACTTCCATTATCTTTTTTCCTACTACCGAATTCCAAAGTATTATCCGCTATCTTTCAACCATTGGTGAAACGGTTACCATTACTTCGGTCGGCAACGAGTTGACATTTGAAAGTACGGGTACTCAATTACATTCAGTCATTACCTGTAATGAAGGAAACAAAAATATGCGCTATAAGAAACGCCCAGAAGATGATACCGTTATTTGTAATACCTTTACTTTGAAAAGTTTGAGTCATTTCACGACCAAATGTACTTCTCTTTGTCCAACCATGGAATTGTTTTTCGATAATGACATGCCTATCATTGCTTGTTATCAATGTGGTACTCTAGGTCCAGTCAAGCTTTCTTTGGCTCCCTTTTAGGGGAACCAAGGTTCCCCCTAAGACCCCCTCCTTTGAATGGAAGTTTTTAAGAAATTAGGGAAACCAAGGTTTCCCCTAAGACCCCTTCCTTTAAAGGGGAGTTATTAAAAATCTACGGTTTCTTAAGTCGCGCAATCGGTGAGACGCAAATACTGTGGAATATATTCCATAACCCCTTTTACACTGAATTGGCAATAGAATATTTACATAATGGCTATGGGATAATTGGGGGAATATTTCACAGCCCCTTTTATAATTTATATGTTTCATAACAAATTAAATTTTTTATGAAATGAATAGCAAAATGTTATTGGAACTAATATATTCCACAGTATTTGCGTCTCACCGATTGTGCGACGAAGGAGCGCATGAGGTGAAAAGGGAGGGGGCCGTGCCGGGAACCGTAGGTTCCCACACTAAGAGTCATGTTTTTTGAAAAGACAACCTGTGCGTACCAACCCAGGTATATCAATAAACATTTCAGGGTCTTGAAAATCCAATGTATCCATCCATATTTTGATACAACACAATCCTTTGTTGGGGGATATAGATAAACCATTGATATGTCTTGAATCAGAGGGTCGAATACAAAGTGTTTCTCCTGCTACGGCATAACACAAATGACGCCATACATCACAAACCACTCGGTTGGATACTTTGTACGAAAACGCTCCCATTCCTCTATTCTTCGGGTCTTCCCAAAAAGGAGCAATACCCATACGCATCCAAAACAATAGCCCATATTTTATTACATTTTCTTGTAGTCCTCGGACAATTGCTATGACTTCTTCAGCGGTACTGATGTGAAATTTGATTTCACGATAACTTTCCAATGTCCATACATTATCTTTATCAGCTGGTAAATGAAAATACATGTTCCATTTACCATTCAATGGATGTGAATGTATCGTGGAAGATGTTTGTAGTTCCCCTTTTTTCAAAGAAGACGAATTAGAGAGAGAGGCAACTGTTTTCATAATGAGAAAAAGTTCAACCAAAGTGCCTTGTTGGCGTATCTATATTAAGTATATTATCTTTATCTGTTTTTATTGTTTTCTATGAAATTATTTGTTTTTTCACAACAATAAGGAAAACAGAAAAGAAAAACGGGGGAATATAATATAAATCCTACAACCCTCCATTAACTAAAAAAATGAAACAGGAATATGTGGTCGCCATACCCTCTTACCACCGTTCCGAAATCATTGGAAAAAAAACCCTGGCGACTCTATTCCGAGGAAAAGTCCCCCCAGAAAAAATCCATATTTTTGTCGCCAATCAAACCGAAAAATCCGAATACATAAACGCCATTCAATCCCAATATCCCCACTACCCCTTGAAAAACATTCATGTCGGCATCAAAGGAATCACACCCCACCGCCGTTTCATTTCCCGGTTTTCCCCGCCCAAACTCCCATTGTCTCTTTAGACGACGACGTGGAACAAGTCTATCAACTCGCTGGATACCGTCCTTTCTCCACCCCTGCAAATCAATCCACAGCCCAAAAACGAAAAACCCAGCGCAAAACCTCTGCAAAAGAAAATCAACGCGCCGTCAAAATCGCTAATTTAGACCAATTTTTTCAACGCGCTTTCGAATATACGCTACAGCAAAATCTCGCCATATGGGGTGTCTATCCTGTCAATAATCCTTTTTTTATGAAACCCCAAACCACTACTGACTTGAGATTCTTAATAGGTGGTTTTTATGGATACATCAATCGACCCACAGCCCCTGACCTCCGAGTATCTGTGCCTGTAAAAGAAGACTTTGAAAATACGATTTTACATTACCGAAAAGACGGAGGGGTCGTGAGATTCAATGGGGTTTCGTATAAAAGTAAAAATTATTCTCCTGGCGGGTTGGAAAAAGCCGAAGCGCGAATCGAAACCAACCGTAAAGCATCGGAGATGTTGCTGAAAAAATATCCCAAATATGTGGTGGAAAAACCGACACGGGCCAGTGGGGTCATGGAAATTGGTCTCGTAAAATCAGTTGATTCTTAATATTAATAATAGTAATAATAATAATAATAATAATAATAATAATAATATCCATAACAAATACATTTTTTTGTTATAGATTTACATGGGGTTATGTGTATATGTTTCAACAAGGTACTCTATAATTATCACATTCGGTTTTATGATTTTTATAACCATACCAGGCAGTATAACCTTGCTGTTTCCATATAATGTATGCACAATTGGTATTATATTGGCAATTGAATAAACTGGAACAGCTAATAGAACAACTATTATATTTAGACAAAGGGTCTCCACTACACCAATAATAACTATTGATTTGTAACAAGCCATAGTCGGTGGAACCATCCGTGTTATGGTTCATTGCGTCACAGTTATGCGAACTTTCATATTTACTGATACATACCATTGTTCCAATCGTATATTCAGGAAACCCAGATTTTCTCAAGTAAGTCGCAACCTGGCATTCCGTTTGATAATTCGTTCTCAAAGTGTTATGAGGTGGCTCATCCAGAGAATAATCTACTTGACAGCCATCTTGAATAATGGAAACGTAGTTATAGTTATAATTTTCCAAGAATTGTAATACTTCCGTATCATATAACTCGTAAAATGTATCTACGTCTCGTACAAGAACCCAAAGTGAAATTCCAGAAGGAACTGTGATAATACTATATTGGTATTGATTATCCACCACACTACCAAGTTTGACCACCCAGTATGGCGAATCCACTGGGACTCCATCCAAGTGAACTGTCAGTTTTCCAGGCTGTGAAGTGTCTTGACAATAAGCATAACCATTTATTGTTTCAATTTCATTGTTTTTATTCAGTTGTGCATTCAACACACTGACGTTTCCTTTATCCAATAGACCATAATCCGCTGTTATACATTTTCCATAACCTTGAAAAATAACATTGGTAGGCGAACCATATACCTGATACCAATGACCTAAATAATTGTCAATATCTAACTCATGAACTGTTTCTGGATGAGTTTTCGATAAAACTATGTTCAAAAAAGCAATACAATATAGAATTGAAAATATCATTTTATATAATTATAGCTATAACTATAACTATAACTATAACTATAACTATATTTATATTGTTTCAGAATATAAAGGGGGCTATAGATATATTCCACTACCCCTTCCTTTGAGAAAAAATATAAACATAATAATTTATACTATTTATCAAGAATGAATAGAGTAGAACAAATGAAAAAAATTCAAAATGAAGCGTTGGAGTTATTTACCAAAAAAAATATAGATTATGGCGATGCGTTTGCAAAATATGGAATTATCGGCGTGTTAATGCGAATAGAAGATAAACTACATCGCTCAATGTCTATAACAAAAAATGGAGTAAATTTGATAAACGACGAGGGTATTCGTGACACACTTTTAGATTTACATAATTACGCAGCTATGGCGTTAATGTTACTGGATGAATAATAGGTGTAAAAATAGTTAAACAAACTATAATAATATAACCACCATGTCTACCAATTATGAAACTGTATGGAGTTCAATTGCAACACAATTTCCAAACTTTATCAATTCGACCACCTCTAATATTCATATTTTTTCTGGATATATATTTCTCGCAGTCAGTAGTAGTTCAGGTACAAATTCAGGAGTATTAAGAAACACCTTTCCAACTCCAACTACATGGACCAACATAATACCAGGTAAAGGAATTTGTGGAATGGATGATGATGGAACTTATTTGTATCTTTTTTGTACTGCGAATTCCGGAGGGGCTGTTCCTCAAGGATTCAATCGTTGTGATGTGAATGGAAATCTCGATAATACTTGGTATATAAACAGCAGTGCAAGTATTTTTCAAATAACTATCAATAATGGATATATCTATGGAACGAAACAAAGTAGTGCTACCATTTTAATAGTTAGTATTGCAGGACAAAATGTTATTACGAATACATGGGCAAATATCAAAACATTGAGTACAGATTTATCTAGTTGTACTGGTTTGGGAATTACGTCGATTGGAAACAACCTGTATGCGAACACAAATAATCCTTCAGTTCTCGTAAAGATACCCATTGTCTCTGGAAATCCTCCAACAAGTGGAACCATTAGTTTGTTAGATAGTTCTGCCAATGACCCCTATTTAGTCTATAATAATGGAAATACAACAAATTTCTTAACAAAATATTTTGATAAATCCATTATTATGGATTTCAGTACCCTCACTGGAGGATATATGAACATTCATCGTCAATATGATTTAGCAGGTAATTTATTACCACCGATTGTTAGTTCTTTACCTATTACCAATACATTTGCAGGAATATGTACAAACGGAATTCATCTATATGCTTACAATAATAGTAATGGTAATATTTATCAATACCAATTAGGTTCCATGTCTCTTACAAACAATTTTAAACTTACGGGTGCATTCAGTTATGTACACTGAAATATAGGGAATTTTTGTGTGTTTATGCATATTGATTTTTATAATTATCGAGTCATATAAAAGAAGGCAATAGGATTGGACGAGATACCAAAAAGTATACGTCTTGAAATAAAATATAAAACTATTTTAGTATACTTTTATATAAAATGTCTCAATATCTTGCTTCTGCTTATTATTATAATGCAAATTTCAATTCCAATGGTCTTCGAACTTCTACCATGATTACTATTTTGAATACAAGAACAAGTTTTGGTGCAAACAATACAGATTTTGCTCCCGACCCGCAAAGTGGAGTAGTCAAAACATTATGGATTAATGCACAAAATGGTCAATATTTATCTTATGTAGAAGGTACAAGTAATATTTTGGTTTCCACGGTGGTTGCGTTTTTAATCGCCAACAGTCTTACTCCACCAAATACGGACCCTCCTTGTTTCTTAGAAGGAACCCAAATCTTAACCGACAAAGGATACCGACCCATTGAAACTCTCCGCAAAGGCGAGCTTGTCAAAACGCTGCTACACGGTTTCCTACCAATTGAAATGATTGGAAAAAAGGATATCATTCACCCCGCTTCCCCAGAACGCATCAAAGAGCAACTTTACCTATGTTCCAAAAACCAATATCCCGAAATCACAGAAGACTTGGTTATTACAGGTTGTCATTCGATTTTAGTAGATGAATTCAAAGACGAAGAGCAACGTGCCAAAACGGAAAAACTCATGGAATATATTTACATAACCGACAACCAATATCGTCTTCCTGCATGTATTGATGACCGTACCACTGTCTATCCCATTCCAGGAACATATACCATTTATCATTTGGCTTTGATGAACCCTGATTATTTTATGAATTATGGTATTTATGCCAATGGATTATTGGTCGAGTCTTGTTCGAGACGTTATTTAAAAGAATTATCGAATATGACATTGTTATAATCTCAGTTTTCCTAGTTATAAAAAGAGGACAAAATGGCTGTAGAAAATATTCCATTGCCCCCTCCCCCTTTTTTCTTCATGGTTTTACGTTTTTCATTGTGTTTATCCTCTATCTTCTTATCTGAAATTCCTGAAAATTTCAAGAATTTCTCATGCCAGTCCTGTAATTGTTTTCGCGTCTTTCCACGTGTTTTCTCCCAAATCTTTTTCCGAAGATAACAAACCACCGAAAGTCGTATGGCCTCTTTCTCTCCCTCGGCAGCTCGAACCGATTTGATTGGCAGATTTCCGTGAGGTTCATGAACATCCATAAATAGCACATCACCTTCGCGTACGTCCACTCCTAATCCATATTGTGGGAAACAGGTTTCACCGCCCGTATACTCTCCTCGTTCCAGTACCACCAAATTCCCAAACCCCTCTTCGTCATCTCCTTTGTCTGTATGTATCGTTGTTCGATAATTGATGTTTGTAGTCACCGTCGTAAAAGCAGTTCCGTCTATTCGGAATTCTGGAATGGAACGAGCTTTACGTGCTT